AGGCCGGATACTACAGCATCCTTGACCGGTACGAGTCTCTGCACTTATGCGATTGAACCGCCGTGTACTGAACGGTATGCACGGTGGTGTGAGAGGTCGGGGCTTATTCAGCCCCTCCTACTCGATTCTGCTTTTATGCGGCCGGTGTGTAGATGTAAACGTCGTCGTAGCTGTAGGTCGTGACGGTGCGGCTGCCGTCGGCGTCGATCCGGACCGAGTCGGTCATACGGCCGTCCGCGCCGTAATGGTTCACGACGGTCGCGTCGCTGCATTTAACGTTCGACACGCCGAAGGGACCGTAGCTCTCCTGACGGGTCATGAGCGGGTAGGCGTTGCCGTTAAATATTTCGTTCTCCACGACCTCGGTATAGGGCTCGGAATCCTCGGTGGCGTCGTGGTAGATGTAGGCGGTGGCATATTCATGCGTCACGCCGCTGTTGTCGGAATAAAGCTCGCGCACCGGGCGGCCGTTTCCGTCATATTCGTATTCGACGGAGAAGCTCAGCGTACCGGGATCGTTGACGGCGTCAAGACGGGAGACGTTGCCGGCGTCATCGTAAGTGTAGTGATAGCTAAAGTTTTCAGAAAAGCCGTATTTTTCCAGCATGCAGTAGCCACTGCGGGAGACGGCGCGGCCGTCAGGTCCGTAGGTGTAGGAAGCGGTGCCGAGCAGCACGTTGCTCTCCCCGGAGACGACGCGCGTCTCTTCACTGACGAGAGCGCTCTTGAGCACCGTGAAGCGGTCAAGCTGAGCCGCGGCATCCCTGTAGGAGCCGAGAGAGGCGAAGGTCTCGTACGCCTCGCGCGTGCGGCCGGTCTCAATGAAGGTGAAGGCGTCCTTGTAGCGAAGGGCGCGCTCCGCCCCCGAATCGTCGCCGCTGCGCCAGACGCTGGTCTGCTCGAGGCGGGTCTCGGCGATCTTGATCCGGTCGGGGCTGTCGGAGAATTCACCGAGCGCACGGAACATCTCGATCGCCTCGGCATAACGCCCGTTTTCGAAAAGAGCGCATGCTTCATCGTATGCCTTCTGCTCGCCGCAAGCGGTGAGGAGAACGCACAAAGCCAGTATAACGATGAAAATGCCGGCTTTTTTCATGCTGCTCCGTCCTTCTTGATCACGTGACTTTGATCGATTCACCCCCGGAAAACCCAAAAGGGGATTTTCCGACAGTTTATACCATAAATCCTGTGTACCAAAAATAACACAGCTATTTGTTTATGTCAACCTTTTTCATTATGTTTTCGAATTTTTTTTGAACAAAAAAGGCTTGAATCACGGAAAAACGCCAAATTATAGAACAATAATAAACAAAATAGTTACAAAAGCATAACGATAAAACGGCCGGTTTCCCGATTATGTTCACCGCTGGGCGAGGGAAGGAAAAAGAATTTGCTTTGAAAATGAAAAAAAGCTTGACAATCGGAAAGGTATAGAGTAAAATGACCAAGCTGACAGAGCGATGGACGATTGGCGCAGCTGGTAGCGCATCCGCTTGACGTGCGGGAGGTCACAAGTTCGAGTCTTGTATCGTCCACCATAGAAACCGTGCTGAAAAGTGCGGTTTCTTTTCTTTTTCCGGTGAAAAACACGAGATTTGCCTCGAATTTGTGACCTCTTAAAAAGCTATATTTATTTTTCCCCTTATTTTTCCCCTTATTGAGTGAAAAATGAGGCTTTTTTTATGCCCTGAGGCGTTCAAAAATACCTTGCATTTTAACAGCAGCTTCCCGGCGTGCTGAGTCGGTTACGTAAGCATACACACGCAACGTAAAATCGGGTGTAGCATGGCCAAGCGTACGCTGGACGGTACTAACATCGACCCCGCTAGTCAACGCCAACATTGCATATGCATGACGGAGATCGTGAAAACGGAGCTTCGGGATCCCGGCCTGGTCTGCGAGTTTTTTGAAATTACAGTACAGCGTCTGCCGGCTTGCAAAATCGCCATTCGGAGCCGGAAACACAAGGCCCCGCTCGATCCACTGATCACCCGCTCCATCACGCATGGCATCAATAGCCTGCTTTTGATCCTTCAGTAGGTCAATAGCCGCCGGCGTCAGCGGAACATCGCGGATTTCGTCCCGCTTAGGCGTCTTGATGAAGCGCTCGCGCGTGTTACCCCTATTATAAGTTAATTGACGGTTTACATGGATAACGCCGCGCTTGTAGTCAATCTGCCCCCAAGATAGGCCTAAAATTTCGCCCTCACGCATGCCGGTGTACAAGCTCAGTTCGATAGCATTTGCAAAGCGATTGCCGACAATGACATTCAGCAGGTTAGTAATTTCCTCTATTTCGGGTAAGTCAAGCTCGGGCTTCGAGACCTTTGGCCGCTTAACCTTATACGCCGGATTTCTGGATAAGATCTCAGCGTCCACTGCGTCTTCCAGCACATGGTGCAGCAGACCGGAAACATCGCGCACGGTTTTAGGCGACAATCTCTTTGTCAGCCCATTAACCCATAACTGCACATGCACTTTCTGCAGCCCCTGCAGTTTAGCCTTTCCCAGTTCCGGCACAACATAGCGATTTAAAGAATCTTCATATTCATAGCGTGTAGATTCCGCAATCCCTGTCGTGTATAGGTTCAGCCATGTTTTAATCCACTCGCCAAGCGTCGTTTTGTCAGGGTCTATATACAGCCCGTTATCCACTTGCCTAGAAATTTCGGTCATTGCCTTGCGAACTTCAACCTGTGTTTTCCCTGAAACGTAGCGTTGTTTTTGCCGACCGTCAGCGCCGATCCCTGTTGTTATGCGCCCTTCGTAGTATGTATACGTTTTTCCGTTTTTGACTTTTGTAACTTTTCTAATGCTGCCCGCTCCGTTGGCGGCCTTTTTCTTTTTCCCTGCTTGCACTGCTTTTTCCTCCTTTCAGCAGCAGCCGCGCAGGTCACATCATACGATACTATGATACAATCCACGCGGCTGTTTGTCAAATTCCCTTACTGCGCCAATGTAATCAGGGCTTTTGCCGGGATCCTGTACTGCACGCCAATCTTGACGCTTTGGATCTGTCCGGAACGTACCATTGCATATGCCGTGGATTTCGAAATTTTGAGGGTTTCTGCAAGTTCTTCCACGGTCAAAAATTCGCCGATCACACTGCTCCAGGGGCGCTTCAGATCGTTCTTACATTCGTTTTCTTTTACACAATCCTTTGCCATCATTGCTGTTTTCCTGCTTTCATTGATGTTATAATCAGCAGCATTTACTATTGATTACTACTATTTAATAGCAATTATCAACGACCATTTTTCTCAACTTTGCTTTAAAAAAATAAAAAAAGACCGCCTGGAATCAACCAGACGGCCTTAAAATGTGTATATGTATACTTTTTAACTTTAAAATGTATACTTGTGTACTTTTTACTTTTCTGCCTTGATTTCGCGGATCACGGCGTCGGCAGAATCCAAAATCAGCTGGTTAAGATCGATGCCGGCAGCGGTAATAACATTTGCAACAGCGGGGCCAACCTTAGCCTTCACACGCTCAATGGTACGTGCCTGCAGCATAGCAATTTCACCTTCGGTCAGCTTACCATCCTCGGCCGCCGCCTTGAGGTCATCGACAAGCTGCTGCTGATTAGCATTTACGGTGTCAATGACTGCGCCCTGAAGCAGATCTACAGCGGCCGTGACATTCTGCAGGGCTTTTACTTTGCGCAGCTGCCCAAGGAGCAGGGCACCGAGAATGCCAACAACGCCGACAATGACCTGTACGGCAACAGGGACAAGGGCTTCGATAAGCACATTAATGTAATTGGTCATGGTTTTAATCCTCCGTAAAAATAAAGATGTATATGACAAACGGGCCCTTACGGACCCGTTTTATCTTGTTTTAAACGGCCTGCCAGCCGTAGACGTCAGGAGCCCAGACGTTGTTATCAACGGTGGACTCATAGACGGAATCAAACCCGCCAGGATAGTGGACCTTGTCGCCTTTGAAATAAGCATCCTGCGCACCTGTAGGCTGCTTCCAGACGGGAATTTCGCCCGGTTTTGCAACCTCCGTCCACAGGGCTGGTGTCATATCTGGCGTCCAATCCGCTTGTGCTGTGTGCCCTTGCACGCATTTATACAGCTTGCCGCCGTACTGTACGCGATTCCAGGCAGTATATGTATTGCCATTTCCCCAGGCCGGAAAAATCATAACGCAATCAACTGCAATATCATCAGGGAGGGCAGCGGAAGCGGTGTTTTGGGCTGCTTTTAGGGCGTTTACACGCTCAAAAAGATCTTTTCTTTTCATGTGTTTTTACCCTCCTCATCAATTCCAAGCAGTGCAAGGGCCTCCTTGTAGTCGCTCAGTGTGGCGTCATCGGACGTTTCCTCGCCGTGGTCAATCGGAATATCAGTTTCAGTGTACTCGCGCTTCAGCTCCGTAGGATCGATGGCTTCTTCGTATTGCACGCCGTCCCGCTCGATCAGCATACCAGCGTCGGAAATGGCGCGGGTCAAGGTTTCGTTATATTGTTCGTACACGATCATGCCTATTCCTCCTCGACGTACTCGGACAACGGTTTAATTTGGCCTGCATAAGTGACCCAGTTAGTGGCCGCTTTCAGTTCCTCAACGCGGCTGTCGGTTACGTATATGTAACCCGTGCCTTTGGCGATAGGCGTGTTTGTAAAGGCATCGGTGTTTTCCAGTACCGGCAAATCCGCATTCTCCCCTATGTCAAGTACCACTGCCGTCAGTTTTGTGCACCCTCTAAACGCCATCGTGCTAATAGTTTTTATACAAGTCAATACTATCTTTGCCAAGGCTGTGCAGGTCTCAAACATTTCTGGGCCAATGTGTTGCACATAGGGCAGATCCACGTCGGTCAGAAAAGTACAACTGTTAAATGCGCGTTTCGCACTGATGGTTGTTAATTGTGGCACGTACAACTTAAACCACCCCGCAGCAGGTGGCGTGTTATCAGACTGCGATATTGTGCGCAACACTGACGTGTATGCAAATGCGTTTATTGCCCCGGTGTTGATGGAATTTAGCACCGGAAGGTCAATTAAGACACGCCCTGACCCTGTAGGGCGTTCTAGATAATAAAAAGCATTTGCAGCATTAATTGTAGTCAAGGCAGGCAATGACAATTTTGCATCATTGTTATCGTCTATAAACCTTGCATGTTCAAACGCATGGGCGTTGACCAAATCAACAGCAGGCAAAATTAAGCTTTTTAAATAGCTATAAGAAAAAGCATACTGCCCAACGCTGGTGGCTTTAAGCGGGGTCAGCTGCACTGGGGCAGATATACTACCAGCCATGTAACACGCATAATCGCGCAGCGCCAACGCATTTGTCACATATTCTTTGTTAGTGCCTGTCAGCCAAGCGTCGAGCAAACCATCATCTGTAGGCAAACATGCAATTTCCATTGCCATTTGTGCCGGCGTGAGAGCTGCAGTACCGCCTGTTTTTGCGCGGATTGCATCAGCAATGGCGGTCAAAAGGCTTTTAGTAATAACTGCTTTAGGCATTAGTACGCCCCCTCATCTGCATTTTCCAGACTGTCCAAGACTATATTTGCAATGGCATCATAGTCAGCTTGCGTGATCGTGTAAGCGTCACCTTTGTCACCCTTGGGGCCTTGCGCTCCAGTTTCGCCTTGGATACCCTGTGGCCCCTGCGCTCCAGTTTCACCCTGTGGTCCCATTTCACCCTGAGGACCTTGCGCGCCTGTCTCGCCCCTTTCACCTTTTGGACCCTGCTCGCCCTGCGGACCTTGTGCACCAGTCTCACCCTTTGCACCGTTGTATACGGTGTATGTATGTGGGCCGTTAGCATCAGTGATTGTGACCTGATAGCCATTTTCTACAGCTGTAATATTTACAGTGGGGGAATAGCCGTCTTCACCATCAGCGCCCTTTTGAACCATGCCGGCAATTTCCTCAAGGTCGGCTTGCGTAAGGTCGTAATCATCGCCCTTATCACCTTTTTCACCCTTCGGGCCCTGGGGGCCTTGATCACCGTCAAAAGCCCCGGCATCAGCGTCATTACGCACGCTCTGGGCGATTTCTTGTGCGCTTTGTGCTGCTGCGAGAAGCTGTTCAATCAGCGTCTTTTCGTAGTCAGAATCGCCCTCTCCGTCGTGTGTGGCGCCTTGCTCAATTACGCCGAGATCGACATAAATGGAAGGAATAACTTCGACAGTCGTTTCACCTTCAACACGTACGCCGCGGATACCAATAAGCAGATGGGAATACGGCTGCGCCATACAATCGTGAGGAATTGTGATACTACCGATGATACGGCCGGCATAAACGCCTTCACCCTCTACGCCTACATAGGGGACGTTGCGCGTGACTCCGCTGCCCCTCACACTGACAAGGCAATCAAGCCCGGACCAGGTTTCGCTGTCCAGAATCAGTGCGGCTTGCATGCCTACACGGCCGCTGGTAAGGCGCTCAGATTTTGCTACGACGGCAGAAACACCGTCAACGTAAATGGTTGTAATCATTTATTATGGACCTCCTGCTGCAATGCGTTTACTTTTGCCTCGAGAGTGGGAATTCGTTCCGCAAATCCATTATGCTTTCGGACTTCTTGCGTAAGAGTCTCGATTTTTGTATCTGTTACAGCGGCATATTTTTCGATTTTTGCGTCCAATCGAACATCCTGTAATTCGCTGTGGTGCTCCAGCTTGGACACAAGCTCTTTATGCGATTGTTTGTTCTGGACTGCCGTAGTGATGATCGACACGGCGCCGGTTATCAGGATCCCTGCGAGGGAAATCAACGCGACCTTGACCTCAACCGACATTAGATCACCCCCAGCAGGTAGGCCCAAGTGGTATTGCCCACAATGCCGTCAGAATCTACACCCTTGGAAATCTGGTAGGACTTTACGGCTGCCTCTGTTTCAGGGCCATACTGACCGTCAGCTTTGCACGCATAGCCTTTCGCGCTAAGCAGCTGCTGCAGGGCTTCCACGACCGCGCTTTTTGTCCCTGTAGTCAGCTCAGGCAGGCCAATTTCGGGGGCTTTTACCGGTTCAGTGGATGTTTCCTCAGTTGCTTTATCGCCCTCTAAGGCCGATCCTGAGGCCTTTTCCGGGACCTTTTCAGTCATGATTGACGCCCATGTTTCCGGACCCACGATGCCGTCAATTTCAATGTTTTTTGCCGTCTGGTAAGCAATTACAGCCTTGCGCGTGTTGCTTCCAAACTCGCCATCCGCCCCGTCAGGACCGCAATCATAGCCGGCCGCAATCAGCGCCTCCTGAAGCTTTACAACGTATTCACCGACGCTGCCCATCTGCAACATGGGATAATAGCTGTAATCATCCTCTACTGCAGCGGGCTTAGTTGTGCCGTCATCAACGCCATCCGCCACGATGCCCCAGTTAGGACGGCCATAACCGGCAATATAGCTGTCGCCGATTCTGTACGACCGACGCGCGACCATATCGCTGCTGTTGCCTTCGATCGTATACACGATGCCGCCGACAATCTTTTCGACAATTCCGGTATGGTTGATAGCCCCACCGGAGTAAAAGAAAACTTGGTCACCCGCTTGCGGCGAGGTAAACCAAGCATTGTTGTTTTTGTAGAATTGTGCGGATGTTCGACAAAGTGCGCTGCCATTACCGATGACCTGATAAGTCATTCTTGCGGCGTTAAGGAGGCCAAACACGGCCAGATACATAGAGTCTACAAAGATATCGCACCACGGCTGATTTTGCGGCGTCCAGCCATACCAGTGCTGCAGGTCAAGGTTTTCGGCGTATTTATTATAGTTATTGCCGCCCTCACTGTAACCAATCTGTGTGATTGCGTAGGCGACAAGTTTTTGAATTGCTTGTGATATTGTCATTTATAGGCCCTCCTGTGCTATGCTGTGCGTTCTACTATGTAGTTGTCCGTACCGGAAATTTGTGTCATTGTCCACGTTATAGAGCACGTTCCTCTTTCAGTGCCATCGTTCCATCGATACATGCTTCTGGCTTTGGATTGCAAGAAATTTTTAACGTTTCGTGCGCGTGTTTCGCTGTTAATGATTAATTGGACACCGACAGGATAGATCGTGCTATAAAAATCTTGAAATGTATCTACCATTTGAACTAGATCGATTTTTTCAAAGGCAAGTTTTTTATGTACACTAACTGTCGCACCTTGTAGTTTTAAAATTGGCGTGTATGTGGTATCAGTAAGCAAATACCAATCAATCATACGTGTGCCGTTTATATTGCACACCAAGCTGAATTCGATATTATACATTGACTCATAAGTCAGTGTTGCGCTACCGGGCAATAACCGTATTTCCCATGTGGTATTTTTTTTGCCAGACCATCCAGCAGCAATACTTCGCGTTGGATTGCCGTTATTGATATTTCTGGAGTTTAATGTAGTGCTATATAATTCCCCGGTTGTGCGTTTAAAATATTTTGCCGTTCCACTAACCCTAAGCTCTAAATCTTTATCAACAACTTCATCGCTAGCAATTGGAAGTGTAAGCGTTAACGTTGTGATGCCGCTGCTGTCCGTATTATGTGCTATAACGATGTCGTCTCGCTGAAAGTGTACGTTACCTACTTGCGATAAAATATCAGGCGTAGCGAGATCCGGTTGGTCTGTCCACGAGTATTTGTGCAAGACCTGAATTCCGTCATCAACACGTACGATTTGATAACGCCCAGCTTGTATAGCAGCACCGTCAGCAAGTTCCATTAGAGATGGAATTTTCACGCCATTTAAGCCGCAATTAAAAAGGTCTTTGTTTTTTCCTTTGATTGCCATTTCATTAGGCGTGATAACGGTCTTATAGGTGGCATCGTTAACGCCCACAGTAACCACGCCGTCATCTACGCTAATACCGTCAATATAAACTTGACCTGCCCCGACATCAGCGGAAAACAAGATCTTGCCATTGTCATCTTTTACAACCAATGCGCCAGTATCAATCCAATCAGCGTTGACACCTGTTGCCGACAAAAGCCTGGCAACCATATCGCCGGTAATTTGGAATCCGTAAGGATATGTGCTGCCGCCGTCGGTGGACAGTGCAATAGCCTCACTGGTCAGTTTGATTACATTAGATGATGCTGCAAGTGTAGGCTTATCATGCAGGTAATAGATGATGGACCCGTCGCTTTGCTGCACTTCCGTCTTGTACATACCGGACGAATTTGCAAGGGCATCCTGCAGGGAGATAACGGCCTGCTCGCGTTCAGTGCGTTCTTTCGCAATCAGCTTTTTTGCTGCGATCAGGGCTTGAAGAGAGGGATCCACATACTGCCGGCCTGCCGCAAGGGGAACTTCCAGGGCACATTGCAGGGTTGTTTTACCGCCCAGGGGCCAGGATACACTGCTGATCACGCTGTATACGGTGTCACCCGCCTGTGTGATAATGGCAACGGAGTCACCGAATTCGGCAACAGGGCAAAAATAGATGTCGCCAGTGTAGGGGCGAATCGATTTACCACCAATAGCGGCAAAAATATTACCAAGATAACGATCAGCATTATCGGCTGTAATCAGCGGATTACCCTCAAGCTGGATTACATAGTCATCCGTGCCAACCAGTATTGTCTCATCCTCGCCGTCATCGCTCTGGATCACAGCAGAAATGCCTGTAATCATTACATTGTGAAGAGCAGGCGTAAGGCTGATCCAGTCATCAAGAATATGCGTCGGGTGCTGCGTCGTGTCTGTATTCGCGTCAGGAATATACCATGGTTTGATTTCGATTTGTCCGTTAGGCTTAATGTGGGCGTTGCCACCAGCAATGCCAGCGATGTAGCCCAGCACCTGTCGGAACGTAAGATCTCCGGCCAAAGCCTCAGTAATTGAGTCGTTAAACACAGCGTTAGTCAGCGTTGCATTAGAAAGACCGCATTTACTGCAAGCTTCACGCCATACCGCGCCAACAGATGCGGGGTAAGACAGCTGTGTTTCATACGGCTTATCGGCTCTCCACATTTCATCCAGACATACAATTGTAATGTACGTGCCCAGGTCTTCTGGGGGCTGCGAAACGGTCCAATTTTTATAGGTGACAATATCCCCGCCCTCATACGTGAGCGTGAGATCAATGCTTGCCCCAAAGAAATCATAGCCGTCCCATTCACCACCGTCATTCAGCAGTTCCAAAGTCAGCGTTTTGCCGATAGCCGCTCCGATCGGAATTGTGCTGCCGTCGGAAGAATCGGCCATACTGGAGTTTCGCAAGCCAATGCCGGTTTTATCTACATTTACAACGTCGCCGTCGGTAAAGGTGATTTTTAGAGAAGGGGTGAACGCTTCATGAAGAATATCGTTAGCCGTATTAATCAAATCGGATTCACCCCCACCACATTAAAGGACAGGCTGTTGAAAAGGCCGTTGTCTTTGTCAAGTTGTCCTATACTCAGTGATCCTTTTCCAACGTAGAAAAGATCGTCACGCCAAGCCCCATAATAAGGGCTAAAATAGTGCATTTGAAAACGGCCGCCTTTTGCTACGATTTGAAGGATTTCACTCATTTCAGCGACTGTCAGATCGGATGCGGCGTAAGAAAAAGACTCCACTGTAAAAAGCGGAGTCTCGGCCATTACACCGTGATAGTTTCGTGCGGAATCCTCGCGATATGTAGTTTCAAAGGAGTAGCCCATGTCTTCATCGGGCTGCCGAATAACTGTCCAAGAGGAGGCTGATACTGGACGCATTTTGATAAATTCTTGTGCCATAATTCAGCCTCCTTTACAGATCAAACGGATTCTTACCGCTCGCGGATTGTCTCAACTTTGCCTCAGCGATCGTTTCATCAAAGATCGTGCGGCGATTAATTTGCGCCGTAAATCGGTAGTCTCCACCGCGGCGCTGCAGGACTTCATCAGCTAAGCGAGCAATGTCGCCTCGCAGGTCATCCAGGCCAACAACATCAACGGTCATACGCGGCGGAATCACCGATCCCGTTGCAACAGCAGGCATAGGAACGCGCAAAAATGCGTCCGCAAGGCGATCCGTCAGCAAATCAGCAAGGCGATCAGCGACAAGATCCAGCCATTCCGTGTGCCGCTCAAGCGGGATAACAGCTTCCTTACCGGCTTCTCCGCCAACAGCATTACCGCCCAGCCATGTAGGTTGATCAATGATACCGCCCTTTGCGTACCAATCAATTGACAGACGCGGAATGGAGCTGATACCAAACATTTGCCCAAGCCAACCAGTGGACTCCCAGTCAATACGTACGTGCGGCAGGGTAGGACGCGGGATGCTGATATGCAAGCCGGAGAACATACTCTTGATTGCATCAACGATACTGGAAATCTTATTCTTAGCCGTTTCTACAGGATTAAGAATAGCATTCTTGATGTTGGTCCACACATTGGAAGCGGTATTTTTAATTGCCGTCCAAGCATTCTGTAGCCAATTTTTGATGCCCGTAATCGTGTTTACAATGCCGGTTTTGATGGCATTAACACGCTCTTGCACACCAGTTTTTATGGCCGTCCAGATTTCAATAATCTTTGCGCGGACAGCGGTAAAAATCTCAATGATTTTCGCTTTTGCGGCGGTAAAAAGTTCTACCGCCTTTTGCTTGATGGTTGCCCATAGATTAATCAGAAAAGTCAGAATCTTATTCCAAATTTCAATGATTTTATCGTGGACTTGAATGTAAATTTCGCAAATTTTAAACAAAATCCACAGCAAGGCGTCTTGTACGGCCTTTTTAATGTCATCCCAACTCTCGTGTATTGCTAAAGCTATCAACGCGATGCCGCCAACAACCAGCGCAATGCCGGCTAAAATTGGTTGGCCAAGAAGTAAGAAAGCTCCAGCAATTGCCAAGACACCAAGGAGAAATTTCTTTAATCCGCTGTCTGTGATGCCGTTTTTCCACATATCTATATAGCTGGTAATCGACAGAAACGCACCGGCGATCAGCAATGCGATTGCAAGTGCGGTCTTCAGCCCTGCACCAAGCAGAGAAGAAACTTTCCAGGCTCCAATTGCAAGACCAATTGCAATAGCGGCATCTTTGATTTCGTCGAGATGATCCTTAATCCAGGAAGTAACCTTTTGCAATTTTTGCGGAATTTCAACTTCCTCAAGGCCTTCCATCATGCCTGCAGCAGCACCGCCGCCTCCACCGCCAGAAGAAGATCCATCATCATAGCGTTGAATTTCATCAAGGCCGGAAAGGTATCCCGCCGCCTGCTTTGCTGCCGCGCCGGTTGCCTTAAGACTTTTTGCATAATCGGTTTGTGTTGCAATAGCACGTTTATAGGTTTTTGCCCCCGAAAGCGCTGCAAATAGCATACCAATGTAGTTAATCACGGTTGTGATCAGGTTAATGATTTTGGTTAATACAGGTTCAACGGCCTGCAGTAGCGGGGCAAAGGCGGCTGCGAGAGAGGCTTTAAGACCGGTCAGACTATTCTTCAGATTCGACACGGTTTTGTTTACACCGCTGTCGTACTTAGTCATTTCCTTGATGCCTTCGGTGATTGCGGACCGCATCATGCGGATTAGAATGTAAAGCGATCGGATACCCAGTACATATTTCAGCACAGTTTTAAAACCGCCGGCGAGATGGCTTTTAATGCTTTGCCCTGCGGCTTTCAGCTTTGCGGAATCAAATGTAGATCCCAGCTGCTGCATCAACTTTCCTGCAGCGGCTTGCTGTTGATCCAGCGTGCCGGTGATTTTTTGCACATTTGCGTCGGCTTTAGCGTACTGCCGGCCAAGCGCATCGACATCGCGAATTTGAGACTTCAGGATGCCTTCTTGCTGTGTGAGCTGTGCCTGAATACGGGATTGTATATCCTGCGCCTTATAGGTTTCAAGGGTTGGTGTACCACCAATTTTGCTGTTTTCCACGTTTGCCGTGGCGGTTGCAAGCTCGGCTTTCAGGGCCTTGACTTTTGCCCGGGTTTCGTCAGCTTTTTGTCCGGCGGCTTCCATCTGGGCTTCAATTCCACTGCGCTTTTCAGTCGCGCTATTCAGTTGCGCGGTTGTCTTCGCAATCTTAGCCTCCAGTTGGCTAAGCTGTTTTGCGGCCTTTTTATTGTCAATTTCAGCAACAAAACTGATTTTGCGCATGTAATCACATCCTAAAAGTGATCAATTATCCTTTCGTTTTAATGCCAAACTTTGCCTTGATGGCTTCATCCTGCTGTGTATAGCGTGTAGGTAGGGTAAGCAGATCAGCATTACGTTTTGCCCATTTTTTCTCATAGTCTTCCAGTTTTTCATTGCGAGCTTTTTTGTCGCGTATGCTGACTACTTGTGCTAACAGGCAGTCTCCGCCAATTTCCATATAGGCCGCAAGAAACGTCCACCAATGCAGATCACCGTCAGCACGTATATCGTGGCCGACAACGCGGTTAATAGGTGCTACAATTAGTGGCCAATCTTTTTCCCAGTCCATAACGGTAGGGGACTTTTTCTTGTTTTTTGAAAAATCCTGTCCACCGTCTAAGTACCAATAAGCCTGCTTAATAGCTTCTTCGGTGTACCGCGACGGGATTTTTTGCTTATACAGGATTGTGAGCAGAATCTCGGCTTTCTGTGCAGGGGTCCAATCAGGGTCAGCTAATGCAGTAATGATTTCTAATGCCGCTTGATAGCTGGTCCTGATCGGTATTTCCTGGCCTGCAACAGTCAACGCCGTCGGGAGCGTATATGTCATACATTTTCTTTCTCAGCGGCCTCTTCCGCTGCAATCATCCTATTCAGATAGGCAGAGGCCTTCTTCAGATCCTCTACGCCATTTTTAAGGCGGTATCGCCAAAGATACTTCATGATATTTCCTTTGCAATAGCTGGCAAATTCTTTATTGCCGAGGCTTGCGCGGATGGCATCAATGCACTCAATGTCGCCCGAGGTGTAATGATTAGGATGATTGACGTTATCCATAGTTAGTTTTCTCCGTGCTTTGCCTTGTATTTTGCAAGGTAGGCATTCAGACGCGGATCGGTGCGCTGCTTTTGCATGACGATTTCGGCGTCAACTTCGTCCATGATGGCAAAGATAACATTGCACCAGATAGGAAGGCCGTCGGCAAGCGCAAAGCAGGATGTCTTACCGAAGATGCCGTCAGCAACATCATCGACAAACAGGTCATTGATAACCGCACGCATTTCCTTGTCGATTTCCCGGCACGCTTTCCAGATGTTTCCACTATTTGCTGCCTGCAGCTGCCCTTTATATTTGTTTTGCAGCGCGTCCATCTTGTCAAAGACGTTGACAAGGCGCTCCGCAAAAACATAGTCAGTGGAATTAAAACGCACAGTTGCGTTGTTGATTTCGTATTCTTGTACACCGGTATTAACAGTCATAATTTTTGCCATGGATTAACCCTCCTTATGGTCGATTATAATATTTGCTAAATGCGCGACACCCATTGGTAATTCGTCTTTTGGAATTGGGGCGTCAAGTTCAAACACAAACGTATAGCCTTGCTGCCTGCATGCCGGGCATTCCAGCATTTCAGTCGGCGTTTTTGCAGGCCTAACCGCTACCCAGTGATGACCGCAATAGCCGCACGTTACGTGACCGGCTAACCAACCTGTTTTCTCACTGTTTTCCATAAGGTTCTCCTTAAAATGTGTACATTTATACAAAATAAAGTTGAGGAAAAATTGAGGAAATTTTGAGGCTCAACTTGAGGCTCAAGTAAAGTCTCAATTTTTCCTCAACAAAATTCGCAAATCGTTGCGGCAGAACGGCTTTCGGCATTTTAAAAATGAAACAAAACCGAACTGTTTCACGTGTTTCATGTTCGAAGAATAGAATAGATAAGAATATATATCCTCAACCTCAGTTGAGGGACTAAGATAGGGCCATTTTTCACTATTGCAAAGGATAAATTTCTTATTTCGGACTGCCCAAAAGAAGGGGGATCACGGGTTACGGAACACTGTACCAGCATTGTAACCTACCGTCTGAGCTGAATCCCTGGTTAGGAGTACGCCCATTGATTACTGTTCGGCAGACCGGAAATAACAATTATCACAAAGCATATGTTAATTAAACACGACGTGAATTGCCCCGCGCGAATTAAATAATGGCGGAGCCTGCAGGATTTGAACCTACACTGTGGGAGTCAAAGTCCCATGTGCCGCCGTTACACCAAGGCTCCATAATTACAGCCCCACCTGATAACCAGATGAGGCTGTTTTTTGCATTTTGTCGATCTTTGTCGAATCGTTATGCCGCGTCAGGAACAAAGGTCACAGCGCCGTCAGAAACGGTCACAGTGCCCAGAGTGCGGGTGCCGCCATAGGTCACGTTGATCGGCATGCCCAGGTCGCCGCCGCCTTCACCACCGAGGCCCGTTGCCTCGATCATGCTCGCGGAGTAACGCTCTGCCCAGCCAGCCTCACCGTGGACAACCAGAAGGTCCTGGTTTGCCAGAGCCTGTGCGTTCTGCTGCACGATGGCCAGGTTGTAGATGTGCTCAAGGGCGCTCTCGCCGCTGTCAAGCTCGCAAGGCTCAAAGCTCTGAGTCACAGTAGGCTTACGCATACTGTTGCGTACGGCACCGATAATGTCACGCTTGGTGTTTGTGCTCCAGTCGTACTCCATGGAGCTATCCTCAACGCGAGTGCCCAGAATTGCCCAGACGGGAGCTGCCACGGTGCCGGTGTTGACATAGGCAATAAGCAGCTCGCGGGCCATCGTCTGACCAGCGACGCCGACAAAGGTCTTCTTTTCGTTTGCCATGTGTTAAATCACCTCGAAATTAATAATCAGATGTGCGGTGTGATCTTCTGCACCGTTGCTATACCGTGCAGTTAATGTTGCCGGCGTTGCACGTTGTACGCGCTTTACGCGGGCCCCTGTGATTGTAAGTTTTGATGCGTTGTTTGCCGCCCAAACTGCAAACCTATCAAGCAGTTCGTCAGCTTCAACCCGCTGTTCGTCCGTTGCCGGTATACAGCGATAGATCAGATCGCACTCATATGCGGCCAGGTAGCCGCCATTTATGTATTGCCGCACCTTGTAGGGCGTTTCGGTAACGCTCAGGGCGCAGCCGTAGTCATCCGGCAGGTATTCCATGCCGACAATGCAGGGCTTTACAGGGGAGGTGTTAAGCCATGCTCTCACAGCTCTGCTAGCCTCGATTTGCACATCTACATCGACTGTGCGACGTACCGTGTTATCAGTATTTGTCAAGGCCATGTGCGACCGCCTCCTCTCCGATTTCTTGCCATTTCCGGCCGTTATCACGCTCGCTGCGATCCATCCAGTGGTCACCCGCTTTTGCATGATGATCTGTTGTGTAATGCAGTGGCGTAGACGTCGGTACCAGTGTTGCACCTTTTGGCCAACGCGGTCCAACGCCAGGAATAACGCGCGGTCCAGCACCCGTTTTAGAGTTGACCATTTTCACGCCATTCCATAGATAATTGACCTGATCGCCGACGTATTCGATCACATTGCCGATCACACGACTATTTCGATCAAATGCACCGGTGAGCATAGGCACATACGGCCGTGTTGATTTATGTATTTCCGACGCCAAAACCTTTTCAGCAGCCGTGCAGGCTTTTCCGACGTCGCCAAGGTCGAGTTTTGTGACCTTTACTTTGAGTCTCATTGCAAGCCCACCTGCCAGTGATGCAGCCTTTTACTTCCATAATCGCGGTAGTCACACGATTTTACACGGTATACTTCTACGCCGTTTTTACGCAAAGTCGCGTAATCAGTTTTTTCTCGCAGATCGATTTTGCCTTTGACAATATAGCAGTCACAACCGCTTTGCTTGCCGTTTGCAAAAATTGTCCAGATGTCAGCTTTGCTAGGCGTATTCAGGTATTGATCAAGACTCTTGTAAGTCTTGGCCTGCCCAGACGACGGATCGGTGGCTTCAACCGCTGCCGGAACGTACAGTGTCGCGTCGTCAGAAGATTGGATACCAGATTTATAGATGACACCGCCGGCATGGGAGTCAAGCAGTACGCCGTGTAGCAAAGTTGCGTTGCGCTCCTCTACGCCATTGGTTTCTGTGACCGCAATTACAGTCACATCATGCGGTAAGACCATAGGTGATCACCCCACTACCGGCACGCCGCGATACATATGCGCCCACAGATACTGACGACAGACACTATACATTTCTGCTTTCAGTGCTTTTCGGGCTTCGGCGCGGTCCGCTGCTGTTGCATATGTGACGCTCATTGGACCGACGCTCTCAGACTTCACGTCAGGCTCATTTCCGGCCAAAATCGGGGCGTTTTTGCTCGCGGCATACGCAATCTCGGCAAGGGCACAAGCGCACAATTTGGCGCTTTCAGGCAGCTCTCCGTGATCGCTAAGTCGCTTGATTGTGCCGATAGTTACATAGTCGATGTAACTGTTAGCCTCAACCGCTGCACGGTTGTAAGCTTCGGGCGGAATCACATTGCCATGGAAAATATCACGGTAGTATGGATAATCAGCATACATAGGGATCACCTCAAATAAGGTTTAGGGGCGCCTGTGTTAGACGCCCCGGGGGGTGTTTGCTCGTGTGGATCAGCCGGCAGCGGCGATCTTGATGTCCTTCAGGACACCGGCCTTGCGGCTCTGCTTAAGGGCGATACCGGCAACGATCTCAACCTCGCCGCGCTTGACAGCACCAGGAGCCTGCAGATCGGGCAGGTATACGTTGACGATGCTCTGACCGTCCGGGGAGATGCCGTGCAGGCCGTCAAGGGCAACAGCAGCACCGTACAGGGCAGTCTTGCCGCCTTCGGTCGGAATAATGTCGACTTCCTGACCAAGCTCATTGACATGCTTGCCCGCGTCGATCATCGGGATGCTGCCGTAGTACTCAACGCTTACGCCGAAGCCGTTGACTTCGCGGCCGTAGAAACCGGCGCGGCGGGCAGCGGAACGCAGCTTAAGGCGCAGAGCGTGGTTCATCAGCAGAACGTTGCAGCCGGGGATTGCACTGACAAGGGTGTCAACCTCGTCAAGCAGAGCCTGGGCGTTGCTGTCGAGCTTCGCGGAAGTGGAAACGTCAACAGCGGAAACGAATTCGTTGTCCGTGCCGGCGAGCAGCTTCTTCAAGCCGTCAAAAGTGGCGCCTTCGGCAGCTTCGCCGTCGCCGTTGATAACGGCATTGGAGAACTCAGAAACAGTCGCAATTGCGGCCTGTTCGGTCTGGAATGCGATCTCACCGGGTGCGCCACTGGTGTTGGCAATCACACGGTCGATTTCGTAGGCCTGGCCGAGCGGGATGCACTTGGCCGTCTTGGCTTCCTTCTTGGCCTCGTTAGGCACATATTCCTCGTTGATCTTACGGGGACCGGCCTTAGAGGGCGTCTTGATCTGGACATAGTTATATGCCAGAGTGGAGCCGCCGCCCTGCACGGGAGTAGCGGCATCGTCAAAAGGCAGCATATCCATCAGAATGGAGCTGCGCTGAAAAGTGTCAATAACACCAGCAGCAACATGATCGGGCATGCCGACCTTGGCCTCTTCAAGGGTAATAGGCATAATTTTTCCTCCAATTATTTGTTGTAGTGGTCAGCAACCGAATTACGGATGCTATACGTGTTGGCGGGTTTTCCACCCTCGCCAAGGTGTGCGCCGGAATCAATGACCTTTTTGGTTTCGGTCGTGATTAGCGGCTTCAGATCACCGGCAAGCAGGTCGTCCAGGGCCTTCGAATCCTTGATTTTCCCGGCCTCATCCAGCTCAACAGCGTCGATGTTGGTGGCGCGGATAGCAAGGTTCAGATTGCCCGCGGGGATCTTCTTTTCGGTGAAATACTGCTTGACTGCAGCTTCCTTAGCAGCCTTTGCAGCTTTGCCCGCGATGTCGCTCTGAAGCTTGTCGTGGGCTTCCTTCTCGGCAGCGTAAAGTTCTTTATACGTTTTGCCGGTCTTCTCGTCCTTGAGGTCCTTTTCAAGGGCGGGAATGTCATCAGCCTTTGCTTTTTCAGCGTTATACTTGGTTTCCCAGGTGCTCTTGACGCCGTTCACGGATTCCATGTGGGCTTCAATGATTGGCTGGATGGCTGCTTCCGGCACATTCATGCCGGCCAAAAATTCGCGTGAAAATGGCATAATATATGTTCCTCCAGTTCTTCGGGCCCAGTTCTTCGGGCACGAACATATTTATTTATGTATAAACAACCGTGGAACGGCTGTTATACGCTTTGATCTTTGTCAGCGCGGATGATGTCCCAGATGTTTATATCAAGGGCTCTTCCAGCGGCCGACGGTACGGTGGATGTCGGTGCTGCGTACGGCTTCACAGCTGCGATTAACAGGCGCCCAAGGCAGTCCAGACAAAGCGTTTGCTTTTTGTGGCGGTCAAGGTCCACGACGTAGGCCATGTCGGCGTGCACTGATGCGCCGCAATGTGCACAGGTGCGCATCTTTCCGGCCATATACTGTCTATGTGCGTCTTCGTATGTGATCATAGCGTTACCTCTTTTCATGTGTTATTTGCGGCTTGTGCCTCTTGCAGAGCTGCCTCAGCGGCCTTTTCCTCTTTTGGTCCCCACTGGTACACATAGGCCCGGTCATACATTTGCGATCGGAGACCGGCGGCGTCAGCAAAGTTTGCGTATTCCGCCTTTACGGCTTTATACCGTGCAGCGGCTGTTGTGTAGCCCTCACGGTCGCCGGCTGCGCTTGTCGCAATCATGCGGCGTTTGAGATCCCGCATGCGGGTCTCTGCCCGGCGCATCACCTGTGAAGCCTGGTATTGCGTGTACTTGCGGCCGTTGTACTCAAATGGCGGTTTGTCGATGGCTTTCAGGTCATCGTCGCTGTACGCGCGCTGAGAAACACCGGGAACGTATGGATGGTAGGTATGCCTACAATTTGCGCCACAAAGGCCGTCGACCTCGCCAAGACCACAAACGTCGTAGACGTTTGAAAAGATGTCGTTTGTTTCGCGGGAATATACCTTACCTTGCCAAGCTTTGTGATTGCTCCAGGGGTTAGGCTTGTCAACATCGCGGGCGCCGGCGTGGGCTGTTACTTCAACGTAGGGTGTTTGCAGGTCTTCACAGGCTTTGTCAGCGTAGGCTTGTGAAATCTTTGTGACACCCGTCTGAATGGCTCTCCGAAGGGCCACGTCAGCACGGTTAATGGTTGTGTGTCTGGGCCCAGGTTCTTTGCTGTAAGTCACGGTCTGTAAGCCGCTGTCAGCTAATTGTCTGACGGCGTCGTTGATAGCTGTGTTATAGCTGATACCAGAGTCGACCTTGACCAAGGCTTCATCAAGGATTTTCTGGTACGTTTCTGCTGGGCCGAGGAGCGTCATTGTGCCGTCTGCTGCGCGGTGAATAAAGCCAAGTGATCGTGTGATGTTTTGCATCTCACAGGCTGTTACGCGTGTGATCGCGTCCAGATCGGCCTGCAGTGCAGTAATAGGGTCAATGTCAGATCCTGCTGCACCGTAAAGGCTACTGTAATAGACGCCGGCCTTTTGCAAGGCATCGGTAATCGCCTGCTGAACCTGCTTTTCGGCGATGCCGGTCAAGCGTGAGATCTCTTTGCTGACTTTTTTCATGTCATAGCCGCGGTTTTTAAGCATCAATATGTGCTCGCGGGCCGTTGCTGTGACATCACCGCCGGAGGCTGTAAGCCGTTCGCAAATATCCTTTAGCAGGTACTCTTCCAAGCGCGCCATTGTTTCACGTGCCGGTATTGGTAGATTTGCAATGTATTCCGGCGTAATCGGGTAGATCACAGCGTGCAGGTTTTAGTTGGCTTGTTACCTGTAATAGGGCAGCGGCCATTATGTTTACGGCAGCGCTCACAAAAGCGGGCGTGGCTGTCTTTAGGATAATTAAAAGTCTTCGACGGGCGCTTTTTTTCGTCAACTGCAGTCTTTATCATATGTAGTCCTTTCTTACTCCTCGGGGGGTTCATCACTCAGTTCTTCGAGCTTCGGCAACGCTTTTTCCGCGGTTTTCTCATCCTCATTGCGCCAGCGCATTCTGAATTCAACGCGGGAAATGATGCCCATGCTCAGCATGCGGCAGTCACGCTCAAAGTCGGTGTTCGTGTCTTCGATGATCGAATCATCAAAGTCCACAGACATTGCGACCCCCTCATTCAGGCTCTTTCCGCAGAATTTATTGCCCAGCATAAGCACAATGTGGATTAGCTCCATGATGCAGTCGTTGATCGTGATTTCGTGCTTTTTCAGGGTCCTGAATTCGTCACTGTTCGCACTGATTACTTCAGTTGCAGTCGTAATGCCGCCGGAAGCAGAAAACTTCCAGTGGTTACAGCCGAGGCCGCATTTTAGGCTAAGCTTGTTCAATGCAAGCTGCATGGCTTTTTCGTATTCGTCAATGCGCAGATCTCCGCCCAGTTCTTCAATGATCGTTTGTGGGTTCTGTGTTTTCGGTGTAGGAAGCACGTAAAATGCAATGTCAGACGGGTCAAATACAGGTTTGCCGTCAACGGATTTTAACCCCTCGGGTTGTACAGCAACCCTTTTTCTGCCTAGCTGGATCTCACCGTCAAACCCACTGAAAACATTGTCTACAACCCCGAGTTGATGCAGGGCGTTGGCGTAGACGGAAATGCCCATCGGGCAATCCAGATCCACGTTGTTGACAATGTTCGGCGTGTTGATCACAAACAGGCGTTGCGTGCTGCCCGTATGAAAAACAGACGGGACGTTTTCGTAGCCCTTGACGGCTGAAGCATTGACTTCTTTCGCCGTGCGGCTGGATGTGTCGAAAAAGTGATTGAATACATCGTACTCGCCGCGATCATCGCGGACGTGAATTTGCAGGTACAGATATTCCTTCTCCCCACCGGTCACGACCTGAGAAAAAGCACAATCCAAGATTTCCCCACGCGCCCAGGCGAGCGGAAAAATGTGGTCGGCGCGTACAAAGTCAAGCGTTACCGATTTTGCAGGCGCCGCAATTTCTCCGTTTTCATTCACGGTCAGGCCGGAAACTCTTGCTACGATTGCTGTGGTGCCCAGTGCAAAAGTCAGCTCCTGGTTTTTGCTTGCATTTTTACGCCATTTAGACGTCTTGCAAACAGAATCCCAGAATTCCTGCTCTGCCTTGCCTTCCAGTGTGATGCTTACCTTTTCGTTTAAAGAAAGGTCTGCCCAATCTTCAGCGACCTTTTTTGCCATGCCGGCCTGAAGTTTCTTCATCGGTACCAGCTGCTGCCCGTTGTACCAGTAATAGTCGTGGTGTTCCTTGACATACCCCTGATACCAACGTTTCCACAGGTCAATCTTTGTGTAATATGACTCGGGGACAGTTGTAAACCCGAGTTTTTTTAAGATGGAAATTTCCCGCAATGGGACCACCCCCTTGTTTTTAGTGTCCAAGTTCTTCCAGATCACGCGTCCACGGTTCCAGGCAGTATTCAAACGCGTCCAAGCTGTCGATATCGGTCGTGCCATCGTCCAAGCGTTCATCGGCTGAACTTTTGGGATCGTATACCGCACTGCAAAGTGCTTCAATCAAGCACGGGCAGCGGTTAGACAGATAAAGCCGGTGCTGTGCGATCAAGAGCTGTGTCAACCGGATTCTGTCTGTGATGCGCCTTTTCTGTGCGTTTGCAATTTCGGTTTGCAGATGATCGGTTTCGACAGTGCTGCGGAATCCGTTGATTAAGATTTGCTCCGCGGAATCGCAGCGTGTTTCGCCATAGCCGTAAATTGCCGTGCAGCGCTTGATAAATGCGGAAAACCGCGCGTTTAACTGCGCGGGGTTAATCTGTTTCTCGACCTTGTGATCGATTCTTTCCTCTTCCAGGGCAACTACAAAGCCCGTCGGAGTAATGCCGACAGCCTGGAATTTTGTGCTTGATCCATGCCCGCCAAAGTCGACGCCGTACATAATAGTTGAAAAATTTGTATTATTTTTCTTTGCCCATTCGAGCGGGTCGTCGATCGTGTAGTCGGCGATGTGATCGGCTAGGTCCTGATAAATAAGGCCCTCTGCAATGCATCTCTCGCCCTTTATGTCTCTGCGATACCATACGGAGCCGGGAACGTAACGGGCTTCGATTTGCTTTTTCCGGTCTGCCGAGATACTCAGATTGTCGTCAATCGTAAAGTGCGCGTATTGATAGCCGCCTGGTTGCGGGGCATTGCGCCATTTATCGATATACTTTTCATAGATCGGATGTTTTGGATTGCACGGGTTCAAGTCCCACAGGATCATCGGATCCAACGCGGCAACTTGACGGCCCATAGCAACGGAAATAAAGCTTGTTCGGCTGTCGTCGCTGTCGTAGTGCTCATTGATCTCAGTAGCGATCCATAGACCGTAGCTGTTACCAAGAATTCGCTTGTAGCTGTCGGACTTTCCACCGCCGGCAAAAACAACAATCTTTTCTCCGGTTTGCGTGCTGATGAACAAAGCGTCGTTATCACGGTATTTGCCCCAGTGGCAACGGCCCCTGAATAAACACTCAAGGCCGAAGCCGTTGCAATAGCCAATGTTTAGCTTCGCGTTTGCGATCGTGCTGCCGCTTGCCAAGTGGATCTTGTCACGGCATTTTTCCAGGTATGCGGCCGCAATAATACAGTGGTCAATGGTTTTGCCGGATCTGATAGCGCCCTCTGCTACGCTCATTTGGACTCTGAGCGCGTTTTTGATGTAGTCTTTGTGTTTCTGACTGAATGGCGCCCACTTGATCGTTGCTGTTTTAGTCAACTGCCATCACCGCCGTCGTTATCGTCGTCCAGCATATCTGCGAGCGGGCTCAGGTCTTCGATGTCGGGGCCGGAGTTTTCGGCCTGCCGATCGAATGTGCCCAAATGCCGTCCTATTAACTCCAGGGCCTTCAGCCGGTCGTAGGTCTTGATCTCAGCTCCCGCCATTGTCGGTTTGATGCCTGCAATAGCGGCTTTTTGTGCTGCTGTGAGTTTTTCTGTCGGCGTGTATCTGACGGTGCCGTTGCGATCAATCGTGACGTAATCAGCGCCGCTTGCAGTGGCAATTTGTACCAGCTGCTGGATGACCCAGTCAGACGTGATTTGTGTGCGAGTTTGCTGCTGCTGTTTTAACTGCTGTAAATACGCCTGAATGTTGGCATTTGTTAGAAGCTTTGCTGCAGTTATGCGCGCGTTTTTGGGGGCGTATCCCGCCCTAACAGCAGCTGCGCTGCCGTTAAGGTCTATAAGATACTCTGTACAGAATTTGGCCTGCTTTGGTGTCAAGCCGGCCATGCCGGTCCTGGCCATAGCTGGCCACCTCCTCTTGTTATTGGATAAACTGATATGTTACGGAACGCCACCATCACCGTCATCGCGGTAGCTTTTGCAGAGATCGGCTATAGTGATTTTCTTTTCGTTTATGGTCATCTTTCAGCATCCTTTCTTCTGACGGATCAGAATGCGCTGGTAAACCTTCTTCCCGTTTACAACGCCAGCAGCATTCAAGTCATATGTTCCAGCTTTCCTAAATAACTCAAAATATCTTTCACGACACTCTTTTGCCGTATAACGCCTTGTCTTAAGACCGTGCAAGTCCTCGTTCTCACACATTCCTACTATCTCAAAAAACATTGGATTATACTTATCCATAAACGTAATTGGAACACCCATCAGTCCGTTACATTTTCTCCTTGATGAGCAGCCTATTGTAGATTCTATTTCCGTCAATAATTGTGAAGCACGGGAAGTCACCAAGCCATCTGGCGCTATTTGCGATTCCGATAATGGTAAACTGCTCTTCGGCGTGTCGGTCGAGGAATGTGATTGGAACTCCGATGATCCCGTTACACTTTCTTCTTGCGGATGATGAGTCTCGTGTAGAGCCGCTTGAGCTGTCTGTCTGTCTGTGTTTTTGGGTAAAAAAAAAGACGCTGTCTGTCTTGTGTCAGGCCAATATTTTTATTGTCATCACTGATATAGAATCGGCCAGTTCCCTTTTTGCCATTAGGTAGATCAACAGGATTGGCAACCTCGAAGTCAGCAGCCACCAGGTCGCACTGCTCGGAATTGTGCCGGTCCATATACGTGATGGGCACACCAATCTGCCCGTTACAAGGTGTCTCACACAGTGCAACAGCTTTTGAGTCCATTCCATCCTTCAAGGCATACGGGCACTCGGAAGCCTTTTCGCACTTGTACCAGCAAGGCTCATAGTCACACGGAATCTCGCTTACCTTATCCACGTTAATAGCGTCGTAATTATCGTAACGCGGATACTCTTCCGGCGTGTACTTCTTCCACAGAACAAGCTTTTCATGGCGCTTTTTAATATCCAGGTTAGTGTACCAACCTATGTTTCCAAATTTCTTTATGGATCCGTCTGGCTGCATGAAGTTGTGAACAGCGTTATATCCAATCCACACTTTGTTTTCCTTCAGTAGTGGGAAAAACTCTTTGTATGTAATTGCGTTCTTATTGCCGATGATGATGAATTTCTTACCATACTCCATCAGCTGATTCACATAGTCTCTGAACTGGCTGAACGGAGGGTTTGTCACGACAATCGTCGCCTCTTTCAGCAGCTCGATGCACTCGGGTGATCTGAAATCCCCGTTCTGCTGCAGATGAGTCATAACCCCAACTGAAACATCGGCATCATTTCCGCCTGTGTATTCGAGCTTGTATGTAGGCTTCTCTTTGTCAAAATGTGTGGAGATCAGCTTGCGGAGCCCGAGATAGGCGAAATTCAGGTGAAAATACTTCCAGAAGTTGCTGTAGACCGGATCATCACAGTTGCAGTAGATGACGGCATCGCGGAAGTGCTGCGTGTAGTGCTGCAGCTCTGCTTCTACGTCTTCAAGGCGTGTGTAAAATTCGTCATTTTTCTGGGCCTTTGCGGCCTGCAGGTTGGTGTTGGCTGCCAATACGCATCACCTCGCGTAGAAAAGGGCAGGGGCAGGGGCGGCTTTTTACGGCCGCCCCCAATTACAGAAAGGAAAAATGTATATATGAAGAAGTCGTTATTGTGATTTTCTTTTTGTTTATAGTCATTTGCGGCTAGTGTGTGTAACATACTGCGTGTACAGGCATGCCAGGTTCTGTGGCATGAAGCCGTCAGAACCGTACCGATAGCGTCCCATGTAGCGGACGCCGTCGTCTGTGATGCTGTAGCGATCGCATGCGTAGTAGGCCGTGATGCTCACATCACCCCTGTATCCTGCTGCGTGCAGGGCCTGTAGCCGCTGCCGGCGGCGGGGATTGCTTGGACTTGAGCCAATCATGTAAGCACCCCCATTACACCATCGCACACGCGAATCTTTGCGTGCCGCTAAGTGTTACGATAGGGTTTGTTGTAGCTGCCGGCTGCATACCGGCGAGGTCTGCATACCCGCCATAGTCCAGTGTTGCGGCGGTCAAAACGAAGAGCTTTTCAACCAGTGTCGATTTTCCGGCTTTGACACGGTAATACCCGCGGCGGTATGCTCCGGGTTGGTGCACGTGTGACATTACGTAGATGTCGGCGTCGACCACGTCGGCAAGCCGATCCAGCTTGAGCATTTTTCCGCTGACCATGCGCCCGCCGCCGCTGCCGTGTGTGCAGTATACGGTGTAGGACTGTTTGCCAATAACAAGGTGCAAGCATGCGCTGGTTTCGGCCAAGCGGTCGGTTATGTTCAGGCGATCGGCAATTATGCGTGTAGGAGAAAGCCCGTCGTTGCGGTATGTGCGGCGCTCATGGTTGCCGTCGGTGATGGCAATGATTTTGTCGGCCTTTGCCAACGGTGCGAGAAGTTCCACCGCGCGGTCAATTGCCTGCTGTGGGGAGTGGATTTCAGAATATACGTCGGAAACGCTGGTTTTTGTAGCGTTATTAATCAGGTCGCCGTTAAGTACCACATAAGCGTTGTCGTGCTGCAGTGCGTAGTCGATACGCTGTTTGACAGCCGCGGCGTCAACCAAAGGATCACCGATGTGCAGGTCAGCAATTACGATAAGGTCAATTGTAGGTGCCTTAGGCAATTTTATGCTTATGTCTTTCAAATCGGCGATCCTCCATTTTTTCTCCCCGTGCTGCAAAAACCCTCCTAATTGCAGCGACCTTGCGCGCATCAGTCGGTGCCCCCACAAGGTATTTCCCATCGTCAGCTTGGAGCGGTGAAAGGATAGAAAAAGCCGCCCTAGCTGGAACTCACGATGGGCTTTGCGTCCTTGCGCACGCCCATCGTCCCTATATACTAATAGGCAAAATAGGCGGCCAATTTTATCAACTTTTAGCTTGGCACGGGGGACTATCACGTCATGGTCATTAATCAATAGGCGTGTGGCTATATTGATTAATCGGACTGCCAAACAGTGATCAGTGACCCTAGCTCCAACCCCGGTACCTGGTCTATAACCAGTAGCCCAGCCCCATAAAAAAATGAGTGTACCCCTGGTAATTAGGTACACCCTTTGTATAGTAGCGACCAGCCCTTGGATCCTCCTTTAGGCCAGTCCGAATAATATAAATAGCCATTTGTTATTTTAGCAAATGGCCATTTTTTAATTTTTTGAGGCTTCATTTGAGAATTATATATTCTCCTCTATTCTATTCTTCGAACATGAAACACGTGAAACTGTTTTGTTTTGTTTCATTTGTTTCAATGCCGGAAACGCATGTGCTGCAACGGTTTTTGGATTTTTTAGGGGAGAATTTGAGGCTTTTTTAGGGCCTCACCTGAGGCTCAACTTGAGCCTCAAAATTTCCTCAACTTTTCCTCAAGCGCATTAAAATATATACATGTATACATTAGCAAAATAGCGCTTAACTTCTTGTGCTGCAAGGATTTTGCGGTTTTTACTGTCTTAAAAGTCAACCAACCTCAACCGACCTCAACCAACCTCAAAATTTCCTCAATTAACCTCAATTAACTTCAATTCATTGTTTACACTTTGTTCATATCTTTTTTTTATTCCATTTTTCAGCACTTTTTCAGCGAGTTTTTATTTTTTTGGAATTTTTTAACTCGCCGGAAAATCACCTCGCAGGTGATCAAGCAAAAAAGCTTGATAAATTGGACGGTGATAATTGATAACTTTTTAAGGCAAAACAAGGCGTAAAACGCAAAAAACCGCCACTTTACAAACTATTTTAATTGCGGTAAACTGTTATCGTAAGGCAAAAGGGAGAAAACATTATTAATGTTATTTGCAACGCCTTAAGAGCCAAAGAAAGCAAAATGCAAAAACCAACGCGAAAATTTGACAAACAAAAAATAGACAAGTAACATTATTAATGAAGGCAGAAAGTACTTGCTGCAACAGGTACTAACTGTACCACCCCGCGCACCCCGGTGCTGCAACACCGGACAACAAAAAAAAGAGCGCCCCTGCAAGAGCGCCCTTGAACCCCAGCAATCACAGGCTACCAACCTATTACGCACACGCCCTGCAAGGTGTATGCGCCGACAACCGGAGCATGATTATTATACACAATTCACGCCCGGTTTGTCAACAAGACAACTGGGCACTTTTTATGCCCTAAAAAACATGAAAAAGCATAAAAAGAAAGGATTGTGCAAGAAAAATGAAATGGATTAAATTTTCGACCGATGCACTTGATGGGTTATCCCTTAAGACCTTGAAAGCCAAATTTGCGGCAGATTACTACCGCGACACTAGCATTATGTTACAGCTGCTGACCCTGGTTGGCAAGGCAGATTCTGCCGGCGAGTTACGACAGGGGGACGGAGCCCCGATGGCTACACTGCAGATTGCAATTTTACTTGGGCTGCCAGTGACTGACATCGATTCCGCGATTGATCACCTTTCTGCCGAGGGCGTTGAGATCATGGGTATTACCGACGACGGCGCATATAGATTTTGCGCATGGGACCGTTATCAAGATTCCAACCGCGCCGAGTACCAGCGCCAGCGCCGCGCAGAAAAGAAAGCTACCGCAACTGCTGCTGCAGAAATTGACCAGTTGTTTGATGCTTTCTGGGCCGCATACCCCCGGCACGTTGGTAAACAGGATGCTTATAAGGCGTTTATCAGGCTGCAAAAAGCCAATATTAACCTGGACGCCGTAGTTGCCGCAACCTGCGATTTGGTTAATACCCCAGAGTACAAGCCCTTCCATCCGTCGGATCCCATGTATATCCCGTATCCCGCAACTTGGCTTAACGGCCGCCGTTATGAGGAGGCGCAAAATGATCAATAACATTACATTGACCGGCGTCCCGCTGCAGGACGCATGGAAGGACTTCCTGGGCGACTTGCATACTCCACGCCCATCATATAACTACGGCTATAAGCGATTGACTGACGACCTACATACAGGCCCCGGCCACATGGTAATTATCGGTGCGCAAACCGGCGTTGGTAAAAGCTTGCTTGGCTGGTTGATTTGCAAAAACATGGCCGCTGCAGGTGCACGGGTTGCGTACCTGTCACTGGAAATGTCTCGCGAAGACCTTATGGCCCGCAACGCTGCCCGATCTGGGACCATGGCTGCAATTATGCGTGGTGACGCCACGCGACTCCAAGAGGAGGCTATGCGCGCACAGGCGCAAGAAGAAGCTAAACTGCCTATAGAAATCGTACCGGCTGCAGGGTGCAGCGTGGAGCACATTGCGGCATATATACACGCTAATTCAGGCATTAAGGTCGTGTGTATTGATTACTTGCAACTGCTTACTGGTGCGGGCGACCGTTACCAGGTGACTACAGCCAATAGCATCGCGTTAGCTAACTTGGCCCACAGTACGGGCGTGTGCATTATAGGCCTTGTACAGCTGCTGATCAAAGGTGATGCCGCGCAAGGCGTCCCTACTATGGCTAGCGTACAGGCGACAAGCCAATATGTGCAGGATGCAGATGCGTTGATTTTGATGCATCGGGAGACCCCTGACGATGCTAACAGCCGCCGAATTTTAAAAATCGAAAAAAATCGTCACGGCCCTGCAGGCGGGCGCGTGTACCTGGACTTTGATGGTAACCGTATGCAGCTGACGGAGTCCGACGATCAAACCGCCCGCACTCCCGCTCCGGCGCCGAAGAAAACGTATGACTTTGGCGGCAAGAAAGCAAAGGTAAAAACCACCACGACTGACACCGGCGACGACCTGCCGTTTTGACCCTAAGAAAGAAGGACCACAAAAATGACTATAGAAACCATTGTAAAGACCGCCGCGCATGGCGAACGTCCCGCTGGTATGACCATGCCGGAAGAAATTGCATGGTATAGATTGCGCGACGTGTATGCCGCCTACAACGCCGGATCGCTAACCCTCAAGGAAGCTGCCGAAGAAAAAAAGTCTATTATCGCGGCGTATAACATTGCCGCAACCCGCATTGACAACGGCGCGACCGCACAAGCCACGTTGGCGACCATCTATAAAGCAACCGAAGCCGCTACCCGCGCATATATGGCCAGCCCAGCTGACCCCAGCATTGGTAGAGCATTAATCGACGCAATTCAGGGCGTAAACCACAAGTGGGGTGATGGCCATGATTGACACCGTGATTGGCATTGACCCCGGAGCAAAAGGCGGGATCGCACTCATAGGCAGCAATCAGGTTACTGTATACCCATATAGTGACACCAACTTAAAAACCGTCGCAAGTACATACCGCAATAACCCTACAGTCACCGCGGTCGTAGAAAAAGTACATGCCATGCCGCAGCAAGGCGTTACCAGTATGTTTTCCTTTGGCCGGGCTGCTGGGTATATAGATGGCGTGCTTGACGCTAACGGGATCCCTACTACACACGTCCCACCACAGCAGTGGAAGAAATACTTTAACCTGCTCAAGCAGAGCAAGGTCGCATCTATCGCAATGGCGTGGAAGTTATACCCAGATATATGCCTACGCAAGTCACCACGGTGCAAGGTGGATAGCGACGGGATGGCTGAAGCACTATTGATCGCCCATTATGGGTATATGACGATGACGCGAGAGGAGGTTGTATAAATGCTAGGAATTAATATATACAACCAAGAGACCATGGCCCGGTTGTGGGCCGAGCACGAAACCGCAATCTGCAAGGCAGCGTACAGTTACATGGCTAACCACACAATTACAGGCGGGCACACGGTTGATGACTTGATTGCCGAGGGCTATACCGGACTGATCGATGCAGTCGAAACTTACGACGACAGCTACGGTGTACCACTCGCCGCGTGGATCATTATTAAGTGCAAGGGCGTTTGGGGCCGCATGACCCGCTCCAACGACGCACTGGACCGCCCCGGGACCATTAGTTTGGACGCGCCGGTAAATTACGCGGACGCCGGCAACACGGAAACTATAGTAGGGGATTTGACTCCGGATCCACGGGCGGAGTATACAGAGCAAGTTTTAAATGCTTTGCTGTACACCGAGTATGCTAAAGTCATCAAGACTGCAATCGCTAGTATGCCACCTGAAATCGCAGCGTGCGTACAGGCACGGTATATGGACGGCAAGCAGATTGCAGAAATTAAAATTCCCGGTGCGGCAAATAAAATCCAGCAAGGACTTAAGCTCTTGCGCACGGAATTAAAAAAGCATGGATTGTACAAAGGAGGGGAATATTATGTTGGCATGTGATTACGCCAATTTTAACCGCATTGATAACCAGGCAATCGCAGATGTATACCGGGACACGCCGACGCGAGAAAAGAACGGCATGATTGCAGAACCGTATCGGTATATGGGCTACCGGGAATTGTGGGAAGCTGACCACGACACAGTAGTTGGTTATATTGCGTATATACGCCGGGTATATGGTGTTACAAATACCATGTTGGCTGCTACACTTGGCAAGAGCCGTGCACGTATTATTGATTTAATGCATATTCACGGAATTTTAAACCTCACTCAAGCCGAAGGTCGAGCATTACAAAAGCGCTTTGACCGTGATCGATGGGCGGAATTTATTACCGGAAAGAATCGCGGTTACGATTGCGAAAGCGGCGACTTACGCAAAAAGGCATCAAATGCAATTACAATTCCGGCGCATGGTAAACTGATTGATGCGGACGCGCTGATCGCACAGGTGTTGGATATGTATTCTTTGACAGATGGTTTCCGCTTTGTTTTTAAGAGTTTACTACTCGGCGCAGATGAAATTTTACCGGCAACTGAAAAAGAAACTACAATTATTATTCCGGAGGTGGGAGAAAATAATGAGAGTGCGGGAGCGTAAAACAATGCCGCGGGTGACGCGGTTAATGGCAGAACAACTTTTAAGTGACTACACGCGGAACAAAAGGGAGCTGGCAATGATGCGGGATGACAGCATTCCATCCACCACACCGAGCTACAGTTTAACTTCAGGCGTACAATCAGGAAACCCTGAAGCGCGACCGACTGAAGAAATTACAATGACCATTGTCGCCGATGCGAGATATATTTACTTAACGACCGCAATCAAGTCCGTCGAAAAATTGCTGCATCAAATTGACCCCGCAACTCAGCGTCTGTTGTATTTGGTGTATATGGCGCCGGATCCAATCTCTATTTCCGCGGCATCAACCGTCGTCAATCAATCACAAGCAAACGCATACAGGTGCGTATTACAAGCGCTAACACAATTGGCAATTATCGCAGGTTATATGCCGGCCCCGTAATCACGGGACCGGCTTTTTAAAAAAACACTACCTTGTCTACTTGGGTACAGCAATAACGTTTTTTTGAACGCAATTGCCCAATAGCGCTAAGGTCCAGTAAAACCGCAAGCCGCTTGCGCCACTAACGCTTTGCTGGGTGCAAAACCAAAAATAGCAAGGCTGTAAAACGCTTGATTTTCCAACATTTTCACGATTTTTAGTGGTCAGAATTTATGACAAAAATTTTGTCATGTTTTCTGACCAATTTTGTTATATTTTCTGATCGATTTTGTCATGTTTTCTGAGTGCTTTTACTTAGTTTGTCAATAAAAAAAGAGGCGTCTGTAAGCGCAAACGCCTCTTAAAAAAATGTGAAAAGCAGGTCTCACTGAGCACAAATTTGCTCCAGTTTCTCGCTTAAAACTTGAAAATTATTGCAGGTTTTCCGGGCTGCAACGACTGCAATTGCGTGCCGAAAAGCGTCTAAAATTTCGTCATCTACCGACCCGTCCGGCGCAGAAAAAGCTGCCGAATACCCGGCACAAAAGCCCTCGTAATACGCTTGTTCTTGGTCCATTTTCCCTCCAAAATCCACTTGAAAAAGTGATGAACAAATTATGAACTCACTTAAAAACAGACTTAAAATTTTATGAAATTTTTTATGATCCAGCATATCACGCGGAGCCCAGGTTGGCCTATGTACGGGGCAATTTCATACCCTACAGAGGCCACAAAATGGATCAAATATAGCAGCACTAAAATGATCAAAACCAGTCCAACATAGGTGACAATCCCGCTCAAATCGCGCCTAAAAGCAATTGCAAATCCGTTAAAATGGCTCGCGTAAAGGCTTTGAAATCCGTCTTTTTCGACCGGTTGATCGGCTCAAAATCATGCGGAAAACTCATGCAATCACCACCTTTTTGACGGTGATAACGCCTGCGGAAACTGCCAAACCGATGCGCGCGGAGGTGCCCGGAAGCTGCAAAAACGCAGCCTTAGTGATGATCGTATGGCGGATCGGCTTAGCCTTCCGGGACTGCAGGCCGAGCTTTACAGCCTCCTGAATTAGCCTATCCCGCAGCTCGGGGCAATGCCGTAAATAGCGTGCAACAGCATAGGCCGCGGCAATGGAATCATAGGGCGTCTGTACTGCAGATTTGTATGTAACCTGCCCTTGCTGATACTCGATTCGGCAGGCTTTGCCGGCCGTAGAGCTTAGCCGAATAACTGTTACTGGATGGCGTTTCTTGGGCTGCTCCGGACGCAGAACAGCCTGCTTATCGCGCGAAAAATCAGTAGTCCAACGGTAAATCATGATCAAAAATACCCCCTAAAAATAGTTAAAATGGTGCCATAAAATGTTTTTATAGCACCATTTATGTGGGGTATTCCCGGCCACGATTCTGACGTTTCCGTCGTCAAATTTATGGTAGCAAAAACCGATTTTTTTGTCAAGCGATTTCTAAAAAGGTAGTGCAAAAGCAGCTGCAATATGGTAAAATGAAAGCCTACACAAGCTAATAAGGCGGTGGTAAAATGGCTGGAAATATAGATCTTCAGACAGCAAAAGATGCTAAGAAAGACGAATTCTATACTGGGTATGATGACATTCAAAAAGAGATGAATACATACCTGGATTATGACCCTGACACATTCAAAGACAAGACGGTTTTACTGCCTTGCGACGATCCCGAATGGTCAAATTTTACGAAGTTTTTTGCTCAAAACTTTGAAAATTTTGAATTAAAAAAGCTGATTTCCACGTCGTATGCTGCAAATTCAAAGATTAAAAAGTATAATGATCGATACCAGCAAATTTCACTTTTTGAGGAAGAAAGCCCACAGTTTGATGCGGAAATTACAGATGCGCGCGGTAAAATTTTTGTGCTGGAACGTGACAAAAATGCGTCTGGAAGTATAGATATTGATGATTTGGAATGGTCATATATGGAAGGTGACGGGGACTTTCAAAGCGACGAAGTAAAGCAACTACGCGACGAGGCTGACATCATCGTGACGAATCCGCCCTTCTCCATGTTCAAGGAATTCTTGGCTTGGGTAATTGAAAGTAGAAAGAAATTCATTATCATTGGTAATCAAAATTCCATCACCTACAAAGAGGTTTTTCCACTATTGAAAGATGGAAAAATGTGGCTTGGGCCATCTATTCACAGCGGCGATCGGGAGTTTCGTGTCCCTGATTCATACCCGTTGAACGCGAGCGGTTACAGGGTGGATGACGAAGGAAATAAATACATTCGTGTGAAGGGTGTACGCTGGATGACCAACGTAGAACACGGCCGCCGGCATCAACCATTAAGTTTAATGACCATGGCAGACAACATAAAGTACAGCCGTCACGCCGATATAAGAGGGCATGAATACCGCAAATATGAGACGTTTGACGCAATTGATTGCCCGTATACTGACTGCATACCAAAAGACTACAAAGGCATCATAGGCGCCCCAAAAAGCTTTATGGATTTTTGGTGCGTGGAGCAATTTGATGTGTTGGGTTATGAACGTGACGACGACAGTATGGCTGTTGGAATAGCTAAAATGCCGGAATCATTTTTGAAAGATTATCGCGATAATGGTGGAAGAGGGCACTATACAAAAGGCATGCGTATGTTGTGTCTGTATGACGAAAATGGCCTGCCGAGTATCCCGTTTTCGCGGATTTTGATACGCTACAAACAAAGCTGGATCGATTCTCACCCGGAAGATTTTGCGGAGGGCTGAGCAATGAAAACAACGCTGCGCACGGATATAACAATTGAAGAAATTTGCAAAGGCTTTGTTTACAACGAGCTGGAAGGCAAAGGTTTATTTGGCTGGTCAGGAAAACTTGTGATCCAGCCTGAGTACCAGCGCAATTATTTATATGCTGAGGCAAAGATGGAAGAAGCGGTTGTGCGATCCATCTTGAACGGTTATCCAATAGGCTTGATTTACGTAAATAAAGTTGGAAACGATAAGTATGAGATTCTGGACGGGCAGCAGCGCATCACGAGCCTTGGCCGCTATCTTACAGGAAAGTTTCCGATTTTTGACAGCAATAAAAAGCCGCACTATTTCAAAGCTCTGCCTGACAATCTCAAAAAGAAAATCAATGAAACTACTCTCACGATCTACATTTGTGAAGGCGAAGAAGACGAAATTAAGGCGTGGTTTAAAACAATAAACATTGCTGGTATTCCATTAAACGCGCAAGAAATATCAAATGCTATTTACTCCGGCCCGTTTGTCACAAAAGCAAAAGCAGAATTTAGCAATTCACAAAACTCTAATCTGCAGAAATGGTCCTATTATATAAAAGGAACTGTTAGTCGGCAGGATTACCTTCGAACTGCATTGGAATGGGTGGCAAAAAGCACAGACCACGATATGGTAGACGCCTACATGAGCCAACACCGCAATGATACAGATATAAATGAGTTAAAGGCATATTTCACAAGCGTAATGGACTGGATTAGCAGTGTTTTTTACGATGTGGAGAATGAAATGAAGGGCCTTGATTGGGGCAGGCTATACGAAACATATCACACTACGCCGTATGATCCAACTGAAGTTTCAACGTTGGTCCACAAGCTGTATGCTGATGACGCCGTGAAGCAGCGAAAAGGAGTTTTTGAATATATTTTAGGTGGTTGTCAAGATACAAAACTGCTAGAAATACGGATGTTTGACGACACAGTAAAAAAATCGGTATACAGCAAACAGACGGCTGAAGCTAAAAAGAAAGGTATTTCTAATTGCCCGTTGTGTGCAATTGGGCACGATAACAACGCTACTCGAATTTATAAAATTACAGAGATGGACGCCGACCACGTCACGGCGTGGAGCAAAGGCGGCGCAACCGATGCATCCAACTGTCAGATGCTTTGTAAAACTCACAATCGCGCGAAAGGCAATAAATAAAATAATCGACAAAGATCCCCTGGTTTTGTTTGACCGGGGGATTTTTACGTGCTATAATTCTTTTGCTACGTACTCAATATCTGTCCACGGGGAGAGCGTTTTACTCCGGCAAAAACGCGTCTCCTTAATCGCGTATCCCCGTGGGACCGTGAGTGCGTAGCAGCAGGGAGCAGCGTTTTTCGGCGCGTGGCTCCGGCTGCGCGCTTTTTTATTGGAGGTGCTAACCATTAATCACGATGACCTTGTGATTACCTACAACACAATTTACGCGCTGATCCGTGAAGGAGAGAAAGCTATACTTGAAAACAACAAACGCGGCGACGGTACATTAACCTTGCTTGCTGCTGCATATTGTGCCCTGGACGCCGTTGCTGAATTTTGCTCGGACGATGACGATGAACCTGAAATCACATGCGTAGACAAAGAAAAAGCTGTAAAAACAATAACTGCTTTAGCTGACGATCTGCGCGGACGTATTATCATAGACACCGGCGTTGACTACAAGATTGTGCAGAAAGTTGCTGCATTAGCTTTTTTACGTGATTACTTAAGCATAAAAAATAACGCCCTCTAGTACAGAGAGCGGGTGTATGATGTGACCTTTGCGGCTTAAATTTTTCCCCTTATTTTTCCCCTTAACACGTTAAGACCGGTTAATAAGGATCGATACTGTTTGATAATCACGATGGCTTAAAAACCTTGTTATTTAGCAGTATTTCGCAGCGGGTGATACCTTTTAGCAATCTATCAAGGCTATTTCGAGTCTTATATCGTCCACCAACAAAAAACGACGTGTTTCGACATGTCGTTTTTCTTTTTCCAAAGGTAGAAGGAACATTGAAAACACTTTGACGGTTGGTATATTTAACTGTATAATGAATTCAAATCGATGAGACGAGGGATCCAAGATGAGTAATGATAAGTTGCAAAA